ATTAAAAAAATTAGATTACAATATTTATTATGAGCATGTGGCATATATTATTAATAAATTAAATAATTTACCACCTCCTAAAATTACACGAGATATGGAAAAATTATTTATATCAATGTTTTTTAAGATCCAAGAACCATGGGAATTATATAAACAACCTGAACGTAAAAATTTTTTATCGTATTCTTATGTATTACATAAATTTTGTGAATTATTAGAATTAGATCATTTATTAGAATGTTTCCCATTGCACAAAGATTCTGATAAAATTATGGAGAATGATCAAATATGGAAAAAAATATGTAATTATTTAAATTGGGAATATTTAAGTTCATTTAAATAAATTATTAATTATTATTTATTTAAATTCAATTAAATAAATTATTTATTTAAGTTCATTTAAATAAATTATTAAATAGATTATTTTTTAAGTTCATTTAAATAAGTTATATATTATTATATTATTTATTATAATGATGAAAAAAATCAAAAAATATTTAATTAATGATATTTGTACATTTAAACCAATGTTTGAAGTTAGAAAAAAAAAGATTGATATAATAAGTTGCTGTTTATTTCGTATGAAAAATCATTATAAAAATTTTGACAAGTATGTGAATGGATTACAAGTATGGGCAGATTATTTAAATAAACCTGATAATAATTATATTTTCAGACTGTTTGTTGATAATCATATATATAATGATGAAAAAATTCAAAAAATATTATCAACATGTCCATATATTGAAATTATTCTTTTTGAGTGTGCTAATTTTATGGAAGATGATTATCATATAGATGTATTTGGTGCATTAATAAGATTCTTTCCATTATTTAATTTTAAATATAATGACAGTAAGGCTGTAACCGTTGTTGATATAGAATTAAATCTTCATCATAGAGATAAAATTGATATAATATTAAAATTAAATACAAAAAAAATAATTCTTAGTTCTGCAAAAATATTTGAATTATCTAGTATACCATATTTTGTTGCAGGTGTTATGCATTTTCCAGATAAAAAATTTGACAAGAAAATTTTACTTAATTTTATAAAAGATGCACCTAAAATTAAAGATTTAGGACACTATAATAAAAGATTAACACCATTTGGATATGGAACTGATGAAATTTTTTTAAATAATTATTTTATTAAACATATAACAACCGCATCATTCATTACATCAAATAATCCGCAATATTTTTTATATCATTATAAGGAAATAATTATTAACAATAAAAACAGTTTACAATATATGAAATTTATTTTAGGAAAATATGCTGAAAATAAAAACTTGAATGAAATGTTACATTTTTTTGATGAAGCATTTTATGATATAAAGCTAGGGGTTCCTATCAAATATAAAACAAATATAAATAATTATTTAGCAACAAGATTCTATAAATTTTTAAGATATTGTATTAAAAATAATATCACATGGATACCAACTGCTAAAGTAATTATTGATAATTATAATAATATAATTTTTAGTTATTCCATAATAGAATTTAACTTAATAACTAACAAAATAATTAATATTACTAATATTAAACCAATTATGGTAAATTAAAATTATATAATTTATTATAATGATAAAAGAATATTTAATTAATAAAATTTGTACATTTAAACCTATGTTTGAAGTTAGAAAAGAAAAGATTGATATATTAAGTTCCTGTTTATTTAATATAAAAAATTTGGATGGATTACAAGACTGGGCGGATTATCTAAATAAACCTAATAATAATTATATTTTGAGATTGTTTGTTGATCAACCCATATACGATAATGAAAAAATTCAAAAAATATTATCATCATGTCCATATATTGAAATTATTGTTTGCGAAGATATATTAAATGGATTAATAAGATTCTTCCCATTATTTAATTTTAAATATAATGACAGTAAATCTGTAACAATTGTTGATATTGATTTAAATTTTACTCATAGATTAATAGTTGATGTATTATTAAAAACAAATATGTCTAAAATAATTCTTAAAACTTCGAATTTATTTGATATATCTAGTGCACCACATTTTGTTACTAATATTATGCATTTTCCAGATAAAAAATTTAACAAAAAAATATTGCTTGATTTTATAAAAAATAAAACTTATAAAAAAATATCATTTCCAATTGATAATATATTTTTAAATAACTATTTAATCAGACATATAACAAATGCTTCATATATTTCAGTATATAATCCACTATATTTTCTATGTTATTATGATTATTATGAAATGATAATAGACAATAAGGATAGTTTTAAGTATATGAAATTTATTTTAGGAAAATATGCTAAAAAAACTTTAGATGAGATGACGAATTTTATAGATAATATATATGTCGATGCATATAATGATTTAAACAAATTTACGGCTATTACAACAAACAAAAATATATATATATCAAAAAGATTTTATAAATTTTTAAGATATTCTATTAAAAATAATATATCATGGATTCCATTAGGTTTAATAAAACTGATTATTGATAATTATAATAATATAATATTTACTTATTCTATAATAGAATTAAACTTAAAAACTAAAAAAATAGTTAAAATTACTAATATTAAACCAATTATGTTAAATTAAAAATATATAATATATTAATGAATCATATATTATATAATTTTTCAGTTATTATTTTAGGTTTAGGAATTATATTAATGACACAATATATTACCAAAGCTTCAAATAATAATTTTATGACACAAGAACAAATATTATTAAACAAACAAAATGGATTAAGAAGACGTGCAAATGATATTGACATATATAATTATAGAATATCTAAAGAATATAACAAAATGTTTTCGCAGCCTTCTGTTCTTTTAGGATATCAAGATTTTGAAAAAGATAATATTATTTAAAGATTATTTTTATATATATTATAATGTCAAAAGTAGATTATTTAACTGAAGACCAATTATTACCATCTGACCAAAAATTTGTTTGTTTATCATTCTTAACTGATAGTGAAAACAAATCAACCTTATCTGGTATTAAAATTAGAGGAGTTTTTGAATCTTATGAATCTGCATGTGCTCATGCAAAGAAAGTCCAAACTGTAGACCCTTATTTTAATGTATTTGTTGGTGAAGCTGGGAAGTGGTTACCATTTGACCCTAATCCTGATTCAAAAGCTGTAAAAGATTCTGAATATGCAAATGAACAACTTAATACTATGATGAAATCTTATCTTGAAAATCAAGAAAAAGCAAAAGTATATCATGAACAACGTAAGAATGAAATGGTTAGAAAGAATATTTTAGAAAATATGACTACTAAACAAGATAATCTTAAAGAATTACAAACTAATTATGCAAAGGCTGAAACAGAACAAGAAAAAGAAACTTTAGAAGTTAAAATGAAGAAAGTCGAAGAACATCTTAAAAAGATGGAAGAGAAAAAGAAAGAATTGGATGAACAAATTGAAAGTGTTGCAGAACAATTAAAAGCTTTTACTACTAGTCAATTATCTCCTCCAAAGATTCTTGATGTTTAATTATTTTTATTAAATACTATGATATTTAATAAAAATTAATTTATTTTATTTTTTCAATACTGATATTATTAATGTTATAATTATTAATGTTAGTATTATAAAAATTAAATAAAAATTTAATAATTATTAAATTTTTATTTAATTTTTTCAATAGAGAATTTAATACTATTTTTTTTAGAAGCAACTAATTCAAATGGATTACCTGTATCTATTTTTTTATCCCAATTATCATCATATGATGAATTATGAAACTTGTGAAATTTATTACTACCAACTTTAAATGGTGGGACTTCTTTAGCTTTATACCAAAAAATTTTATCAGTTATATTTTTACTTTGTATTCTATTATCTATAACCATAACCCCATAATTATCAGTAACATCAGTAAACACTTGTTGAAATATATCAAAAGTTGGAAACATACCAGCGTAGTGTTCATATAATCTTTTTCTATTGCCGATTTTATCTTCAGCTAATAAAAAAATGTAATCAAAATTGGAACGTAATTCAGGGGGAATACCAACTGAATACTGCATTGTTAATATAAAAGATATATGGTGGTGTCTTCCATTAAAAAATAATTCTAAAATATTAGGATCTTTCAACCAAGTTCCTTTAGAACTCATACAATCATCCATAATTAACATTAATGAATCATCTTTTTTTCTTTTTCCTTTTTTAGCTCTTTCTTTATTATCTTCATTAATATGAGATTGTCTATCATATATTCTTGATAAAATATCACTAGAATATTCAGAATAAATATAAGAATCAGGAATAAATTCAGAATAAAATGAATTTAATTTTTCAGTTCTGCTTATTGCAACCGCGGATGCAATATTTCTTTTTTGGAACATAATTTCTCTTGTTAAAAATGATTTACCTGTTGCTCTTTTAGCAATCATAGCTATTGTACAATGAGGAGCCATTCCTTGAATATTAAATCTTTTTATTTGCAATTTATTGGCTCCATAACCTACTTCTTTTGTAGCCATATTATTATTATTTAGAAATTAATTTTATTGACATTAAAATTAATTACTAACAACTTAAAATATTTTATTATTCAAACTATTCAAACTATTCAAACTATTCAAACTTACCCGTATCAACTTCAAACATATTATATTTATTTTCATGCATTTTAAATGCATTATTCTTAATAGTTTCTGGGGTAATAACAGGTTGTATAAAGATATCTAATTCTGATATATTACCACAATAAAAATTTAATAATAATCCTATAATTGCACTTATTAAAATGGGGAATTTATACATATCATAAAATCCGTTTCTTGTTTTATTATGTTTTCTATCATCCTGAATTTGAAACCATAATATAATCAAAAAAACTGAACTTATAATTAATAATTGTTGTAAATTTTTGTTCATTAAAATAATAAAGAAAATAAAAAATATTAAATAATTTTTATTTCTATTTTAATATAATATGTATATTTTTTCTCGACAAGATAATATTAAAAAACTTATTAAATATGTATTAATATGTTTAATTGTTATTGGTGCTGCTAGATATATTCCTGAATATTGTTTACCTCCTGGAGAAATACTAATGATTGGTGCAACTGCATCTATCACATTTGGTATTATTGATATGGTATACCCATCTATAAATGTGATCGCAAATTAAAGTTTTAAATAATTCTTAAAAAATTTGTTTTTATCAGCGTGATCTCCTTTATCAACTGAATTAGAAAATATTTCTTGAAAATTAGTATTATTATAATTTAATGCTGTCTCAATATCAGAATCTGTTCCTAAATCTTTTTGTAAAATTTTCTTTATTTTATTATCTAATGTATTTTCTTCTATTTTATTAATTTTTCCAATAGTTTCCGTGTTTTTAATTTGTTCTTTATGATCTTGTCTTTCTGATGAAATCATAGAAGCAATATTTGAAGATGTCATTGAATACATACCTCCATTCATTGGTAAATTTACACTTGAATTATCATCATTTTTTGGTTCAATAATACCTAATATACGAGTATTTATTGTTGGTTCTTCAAGAGTTGTTACTTTATATTCTAATTTACCTCCAATTAAATTATGATCAACATTTTGTTGAACATTTTTATTTTCTTGAATATCATTATTCATAATATCATCTTTAAGATATAATTCTAGAATTTCTTTCAAGGGTAACATTTTACGTATTCCTTCTTTAATACATTCTTTAATAAGATTCATACATTCGCGTTGATTTTGTTTGATTTCATATGGAGAACATTCATGATATAATAAATAAGGATTATACCATAATTCTTTAGCACACTCTATATAAATTTTATGTATAAAATGTTCTGTCATAATATTCTCATAAAAAGTTGAATTATATTTTTTAGATGTAAGAATAAGTAAATTAGCTTTTATTGTTGATTTTATTAAATTATTTAACCAATCAATACTGTGCGATGTAACAAGAATTCTTTGTGTTTCATTCGCAATTCTTTCTGTATTCCATTTAGGAATATCTTGTAAGAATGTTTGAAATATTTTAAATATATTATCATTTTTAGACGATTTATTATTTTTTGATATTTCCAATGCTGTATTATATATAGATTGTAGTCCTTCAAATATTGATGGTGTTATAGTATTTATTAGATGTGTCGTATAT